GAGCTGCTCGACCGCAGCACCAACGGCTGGAACGGCTTCGAGCGTCGCCGCGGCATCGTCACCATCGTCTGCGTCGCCCAGTCCTTCGATGACGTCGAGACCGATCTCGACACCATGGCGGCCCAGGTCGAAGCGGCCCTCCAGTCCTGGGTCATCCCTGGCTTCGAGTCTTCCGATCCGTTCTTCATCGACTCCGATGCCGAGGATCCAGACTTCGACGGCAGCCTCATCACCGGCGCACGCAACCTTCGCTACGCCGTCAACTACATCATCCCCTTCCGCGACTGCAGCAACCCCTACGTCGACGCTGATGCCGCTGCTGGTGACGGCCCCCTGGAGCGGTCCGGGGCTTACCCTGGTGGCCAGGTCATGCCCGGCTGCCCCTCGACCAACACCGGCGAGGTGTGCCCCATCGGCACCGCCACGCTGACCTCCAACGGGGAACGGATCAACTGATGGCACGACGCAGCACCCGCAAGGCTCCGCAGCTCACGATCACGGTCGCGGATCTCGCGGCCTTCATGGGCACCGAGCTGGAGCAGACCGCCGCCGAGCTGGCCCTGGAGCAGGCCACCGCCGCCGCCGCGGCCGAGATCGGCGCACCGGTGCCCGAGCATCCGTCGCACAACCTCCGCCAGGGGATCCTGCTGCTGGCCTCCCAGCTGGTCATGGCCGGCGATGACGCCGACGATCTGCCGATCCCGCTGACCGTCCGGTTCTACTGGAGGCTCCATGCTTCAGCTGCAGCGTGACGACCAGACCACGTCTGGCGTCGGATCCCGCGAGGCCTCGGACCACGCCCGCCGGCTGGCCAATGCCGCCCGCTACGTCGTGGTGAAGGAGGTCGACTACAAGGGCGACACCGCAGGCTTCCCTGCCGTTCGCGTCGAGCTCCACGACGGCCAGCTGCTGAGCGACTGGGTGCCGTGGTTCGCGCCCAGGGCCGGCAAGGACCGGGTCTGGGATCCGCCGGAGGAGGGGGAGGTGGGGATGCTGTTCAGCCCCTCCGGCAACCTCGGCGCTGGCGTCTTCATGCCGGGCCTGTTCAGCGACGGCAACGCCAACGGCGACAAGGCCGGCCTGCAGCGTCGCACCTACGACGACGGGACGGTGGTCGAATACGACCGGGAGGAGCACACCCTCACGATCGACGCGACGCAGAGCGAGGGGACGGTGAAGATCAAGGCCTCGAAGGTCATCGTCACGGCGACCGACGAGATCAAGGTCGAGCCGCTCGAGGAGGGTTCCAACGTCGCCACCAGGATCCGCGCCTCGGTGCCGGTGGAGCTCATCGCGCCGCAGCTGCGGCTCAACCCCCCGCAATGACCCGCGCCGTCATCCGCCTGGGGGACCCCGGCAGTCACGGCGGAACGGTGACCACCGGCAGCCCGGACACCACCGCCAACGGCATCCCCGTCGCCCGAGTCGGCGACACCTACAGCTGCCCGATCCACGGCAGCAACCCGATCGTGAGCGGCAGCCGCGACACGACCGCCAACGGCCAGCCGGTCGCCAGGGTGGGGGACGTCACAGCCTGCGGCGCTACCCTGACCTCGGGCAGTCCTGACGTGATGGTGAACTGATGGCCGGGATGAGCCGCACATCAGGGAAGGCGCTCGACGGGTTCGACCACCTGAAGCAGTCGATCGCCGACATCCTCTCCACCCCCATCGGGACCCGGGTGCATCGGCGGGACTATGGCTCACGGCTGCCGGGCCTGATCGACCGGCCGATGAATCAATCCCTGGTCTCGGACATGGTGGCGGCCACTGCCGAGGCGCTGGATCGGTGGGAGCCGCGGCTGAAGGTGGAGCGGATCCAGATCAACAGCGTCACCGCTGATGGCCAGATCGACCTCAGCCTGTCCGGCTACTATCTGGTCAACGGCCAGCAGGTCACGTTCGAGGGGCTGGTGCTCTGATGGCCATCGACTTCGCCACCATCCCGCTGCCGGAGATCATCGAGGAGCTCGACTACGAGTCGATCCTCGCCGAGATGCTGGCGGACCTGACGGCACGCGATCCGAGCTACACCGAGATCCTCGAGTCGGACCCTGGGGTGAAGATCCTGGAGGTCGCGGCCGCGCGGGAGCTGATCCTGCGGCAGCGGATCAACGATGCCCTGAAGGCCACCCTGCTGCGGTATGCGATCGGCGGCGACCTCGACAACCTGGCGGCGTTCTATGGCGTGACCCGCCTCACCGGCGAGGGTGACAGCCAGCTGAAGGTGCGAACGATCGAGCGGATCATGGGCAGCAGCAGCGCCGGCGGCGCGAGCTGGTACCGCTACCACGCACTGAGCGCGAGCACGCTGGTGCGTGACGTGGCGGTGAGCAGCCCGGAGCCGGGGCAGGTGCTGATCAACGTGCTCAGCACCGAGGGCAACGGGACCGCCAGCAGCAGCCTGCTGTCGACCGTCAGCGCGGTGGTGCAAAGGAGCAGCGTGCGGGTGGTGACCGACACCGTGACGGTGGCGAGCGCGGCGATCGTGACGGTGCCGGTGACGGCGCAGATCTACCTGTTCCCCGACACACCCATCACGGTGTTCGACAATCTCCAGGCCACCCTGCAGGCGGCCTTCGCAGCACAGTCTGGCCTCGGGTGGGACGTCACCCCCAGCTGGCTCATCGCCCAGCTGCACCAGTCCGGCGTGCAGCGCGTGGTGCTCCAGGCCCCGACCAACGTGGTGGTCTGCGGGTCCAGTCAGGCCCCAGCGCTGGGAGCGATCAACTTGACGATGGCCGGGCGTGATCGATGATGTTCAGCCGGTACGACCTGCTGCCACCGAATGCGACGCGGCTGGAGCGTGATTTCAGCCAGGTCATCTCATCGTTCGAGCGCATCCGACGTCAAGGGGACTCGCTGTTTGGCGAGGCCCTGTTCTTCCCCGGCCGCCGCACGGTTCTGCGCTACCAGCCACAGCGCACGACGATCGATCCGGTCAGCACGATCCGCACCGCGAAGCGGATCAACATCCCCTCGAGTGTGGTGCCATGGCTGATCTGGGAGTACGGGCTGGGTGAGATCCTGCCGTACCTGCCGGACATGCGGCAGGCGCTGGCCCAGGGCATTGCCTGGCAGCGGATCCGCGGCACCCCTCAGTCGATCACCCTGGCCCTCTCCTGGATCGGCATCACCGGCCTGGTGGAGGAGAGCGAGGCGAACACGTATCGGTGGGCGGAGTACCAGCTGGGGCTGTCCGCACCGACGCAGGGCGACGCGATCATCGACCAGATCGCTGGCGTGACGCGGATCAGCAATCCAGTCCGCAGCCGGCTGCAGCGGATCTATGCGGTCTACGACCTGCGGCGTGCGGTCTACGACCAGTGCAGCTGGAGTGACGGCACCATCTATTCCGACCACTCTGGAGTGCGGCCGCGGCCGGACTGGCCACAGATTTCCTACGGCCAGTTCACCCGTCATCTGGTCGAAGAGGGTACCCAGGCTTACCACTGCCTCACCGACGTGTACCCGGTGCTGGTTGAGTACCAGGGGCGGTTCAGGTACGACGAGGACACGTGGAGCGAAGGGTGGCACGATCCAAACCTGCCGGGGACGATCACCGAAACGATCGGGCAGAGCAGCGGCTACATCGGACAGCCGTGGGCAGGGTTTGCGTGGCGCGACGTGTCGTGGGCCGACGCCGGGCCCATCGTTCACGATGCCAACTGGGAGACAGTGCCGAGCACGACAGCGACGTGGATCCCGGGCCTGGGTGCGGTCGGCGTGCAATCTGACTCTGCAGACCTTGGGTAGGATGGAGCCATGACAGCAGTCCTGACCACCAGCGGCCGGATCGCCATCGCCACGGCGATCAAGGCCCGCACTGCCCACATGGCGTGGGGCACTGGTGACGCCGCATGGGGGACGACTCCGCCGGATCCGCCGGCGACCGCCACTGCTCTCGTCGCTGAAGTCGGCCGCCGCCAGGCGCAGCAGGTCCGGTTCTGCACCCCCGACGTCAACGGCGCGATCTACGTTCCCGAGGGGCGGTTCAGCATCACCGACACCCCCACTCGCTACCTGGTCTTTCAGTTCAACTTCGAGTTCAACGAAGCGCCGACGGCGGTGATCCGCGAGCAGGCGATCTTCCTCGACACCGTCGCCACTGCCGGCACCCCATCCGGTCAGTTCTACCTGGCCCCCTCTGAGGTGGCCAACCCAGGTACGCTACTGGTGATCCAGCGTCCGTCGCCGATCCAGCGGGCAGCGACGACCCGGCAGTTCTTCGAGAACGTGGTGGTGTTCTGATGACTCTCCAGGGCTACTACAACCGGTTCGACGCCGACAAGCGCTTCGACGCTCACCTGATCCGTGCCGGCAAGGGCGTCCAGTCGGCGGAGATCAACGAGATCCAGAGCTGCTTCAGCGACCGCCTGCAGCGGATCGCCGATGCCGTCTTCCGTGATGGCGCTGTCATCTCCGGTGCGCTGCCCGTCATCAACCAGACCACCGGCAGCACGGTCTGCCCGGCGAGCAGGATCTACATCCGCGGCGCGATGCGATCGGTCCCTGAGCGGACGATCACCATCCCCCTCGTCGGCCTGGTGCGCATCGGCGTCTTCCTGCTGGACGAGGAGATCACCGAGGTCGAGGACGCGACGCTGCGCGACCCGGCGATCAACACCCGGAACTACAACGAGCCCGGCGCTGGCCGCCTCCGCGTCACCCCCACCTGGGGCCGCGAAGGCGACGGCAGCCTCGGCGACTTCTACCCCGTCTACACCGTCATCGACGGCGTGCTGCAGAACCAGCAGCAGGCCGACAACACCTTCATGGAGGCGCTCGCCCGGTACGACCGGGAGAGCAACGGCAACTACGTCGTCACCGGTCTCACCGTCCAGGCCCTCGGCCTCAACGCCGGAGCCAACACGCTCAGCGTGAAGGAGGGAACGGGCAACATCTTCGGCTACAAGATCGACCGGCCCGCCGCCACCCGTCTGGTCTACACCGAGGACCCGGATCTGGAGCTGGTCGAGGCCGAGCCCGACACCTTCACCGCCGCTACCGGTGGAACGAGCACGATCCAGCTGAACCACTACCCGGTGTCGAGCATCATCGAGGTGGTGATCGTCCGGCAGAAGACGGTGAGCATCACCCGCGGTGGCTTCGCCGGCGGCCAGGACACGCTGCCCGATGTCTCGGTGCTGAGCATCCAGAGCATCACCCAGGGCGGCACCACCTACCAGTCGCCGCGGGACTACTTCCTCAACGGCGACAAGGTCGACTGGAGCCCCACGGGCGCGGGCGCGATCGAGCCCTCCCCTGGCTCCACCTACTCCATCACCTACCAGTACCTGGGGAACGTCACCCCGACGGCGATCGACTACCAGGCCGGCACCTTCCAGGTCACCGGTGCCGTCAACGGCAGCCTGGTGCTGACCGACTACGAGTGGAAGCTGCCGCGGTACGACCGGATCTGCATCGACCGGGCCGGCAACTTCTCCCGGGTGAAGGGCATCTCCAGTCGCTTCAACGTGCTACCACCGGCGGTGCCATCCAACCTGCTGAGCCTGGCGACGATCGGGTGGAACTGGGGCGCGACGCCGACGGTGCTGAACGATGCGATCCGCGCGATCCCGTTCGACCAGCTCGAGGTGATGCGCCGGTCGATCCTCGACCTCTACGACCTGGTGGCGCTGGAGCGGCTGAAGAACGACATCAGCAGCCGCGAGCCCAGCTCGAAGCGCGGGGTGTTCGTTGATCCCTTCATCGATGACGACCTGCGGGATCAGGGCCTGGACCAGACCGCGGCGATCGTCGGTGGTGTGCTGCAGCTGCCGATCGACACGACGGTCTATCGCGCACAGGTGAACAACACCCAGGACTGGATGCTCCCCTACACCGAGGAGATCATCCTGCAACAGACGCAGCAGACGGGCAGCAGCCCGATCAACCCCTACCAGTCGTTCGATCCGATCCCTGCTGCCATCACCCTCTCGCCTGCTGTCGATCGATTCACCACCATCGACACCGTCTGGACGTCTCCGGCGACGCAGCAGATCATGACCTGGCTCGGCACCACCGGGACGTTCAGCATCCAGTCCATCACGTCCACGACCAGGACGGAGCTGCTGTCCGAAACCGAGCGGCCGGCGGAGTTCCTCCGGCAGATCGACATCTCCTTTACCGTCGAGGGCTTCGACCCGGGCGAAGTCCTCACCCAGGTCCTGTTCGACGGGATCAACGTCACCCCTGCCTGAGCCATGCCACTCACAGCCAACGCAGCCGGTCAGATCACGGGGTCGTTCACGATCCCGGCCAACGTGCCAGTCGGCACCAAGCGGGTCACCTTCACCGG